ATTTGTTCGCTCATGGTTACCGGTTCTTCTGGGCGTTATGGAACTTCAAGACGGCATCAGCCGCCTTCTTGGAATCAGCGTCCGAATAGCCTTCTTGCTTGAATCGGCGTTCGGCATAGTCACGCTCTGGGCTAGAGCTGTAACTGCTACTGCCACCAGAAGGCGGCGTAGCGTCGACACAGCCAACGCAGTTCTGGATGATCAAGGCAATCGCGATGATCAGAATCGTCGAGGTCAGTTCATTCCGCATCGTCAGTTGGCTCCGTTGTAGGAAGAATAGGGTCGAGGTTATAGGGAAGCTTGAGCAGCGCGATAGCCAGTCCTTGCGTGATCCGCTGGTCGAGCCGGATCAGGAAGCCATTGCGCAGCCGCATACAGGTCTGGGGCGGGGTGACGCTGTTGTCCAACCAGACATGCATGTAGGGCGTCCCCAGATGCGTCAGGACGGGCGTGGCGTCTTCCGGGTAGTCCGGCGCCTTCTTGGCTGGCTCAGGGGCTACAGCGGCCGCCAGCGCTTTGATTTTGTTATCTAATCTTTGCCTATAGTGGTTGATTCGGTCTAGAAGTGTGTCAGCCATCCGTGGTTCTCCTACTGCATTGGTTTAAATATGCCAGTGTGCTCGCTATATGAGTACACCGGCGCCGTCCAGCGTTCTGTGCGTTCGACCCGCATGCCGCCATGGCTTGTGATCATAACTCTGTTCTTGGTCTTGCGCAGAGCGCGCAACGCCTCTGCGCGCTCTGCGATTTCCTCTTCAGTCGGGTCGCCAGCTAGTCGCTCTAGCTTTTCACGCGATCGCTTGGGCAGCTTATGTTTCGTGACAAGCCGCGAGAGCTGACTCGCTGTGATCCCTAGTTCTTTCTGTATTTGGGTTGCCGGCGTGTCATTGTGCCAGAGCTTGAATAGATCTGGCACATAAATAGGTCTGACTTCCCGCTGCACAAAGCCCTCCTTAGCTTCTTTTTTTACGTGCCCTGAGTTTGTCTAACAGGGCGCCGACTTGATCATCAAATTCCCAGAACGGCTTGAGTACGCTGTCTGGGGTTTCAGGTGGTAATTCTTTCAGGTGCTTCAGTAATGCCAGCTTGCTGGTTGACATCACTGTTTCGATAAGCGCTAACTCCTTGCGTGTAAACTCCATTGGCCGGCGCTCACATATCTTTGTTGGGTTCCTTCACTACAGTCCAGCCAATGAACTTAAACACGTGCTTTGTGGCGTTGTAGTCAGCGCCTTCGTCTTCCCCGGGTGAGATCAAGATAAGCTGCTTGTTCTTATGGTCAACCCTGAACACCGTACCCGAGCGCGGAATCCCCCAAACACCGCCGTCTGCAATAACGCGGACGGTTTGCCGGCACCACTCCAGAATGTGCTCTGGCGGTTGGTCAAATCGGCCGGCGTCTTTATTGAACGCTACCATTGGTTTTCTCCCGTTGGATCAATGCCCGGGTGTAGTCCATGGATACCAGTTCGTGACCCACTTGAAACCGCGCTAGCTCTGCTAGTAAATAGGGATCCCACGGGGCTCGCATTGGCAACGAGTCTGGCCAGTACATAGATTCGTTGGCATACGCTTCGCTTGCGCCGGATTCCTTATACGCCGCAACATAGGCGTCGCGGTAGCAGTCTTCAGCTTTGTCGAACTGCACCATAAGCACGACCGTCTCGGTTCCGTCGTCGCTTTTTTCGTCTTCTTGTGCGGCAGTGGCCAGCCGACAAGCGTAATGCGCCTCGACAAGATGACTAATGATCCCGGCGTCATGGGCGTCGTCAAAATCACTGTTGGCAAAGCTGCGCCGAATCAGGCTAGCAATCGTTTCTTCAGTCACAGGGTCACGGTCAGCAATCAAAAACTCTTCGCGAATGGTTTCCGGCATGGTTATGCTTTCTGTTTCTTGGGATTGAAGTGCTCCACGATTACGCGTTGCCATTCCCGCGCTTGCGTGCCGCGGCCAAAGAAATCGTTGTAGTTCAGCTTGAGCTGATGCACGATGTCAGCCAGCACGTCGAGGCCGTAGACGCCTTCCATAGACTCTACAGGTTTACCGTCCGGGCCAAAGATTGTGCTTTTGTGGTCACGAAAGTCACTTTTGATAACACTCGTGTGCGCCTTGACCATGTCCTTGTGCAGGCCAAGCTCAAGGAACGCTTTTGGCTTCATGATCGTGTGGCCGTCGCAGATATCTGCTACGGCAAGAATGACATTGGCCGGGATGTTTTCCCAGCGGGTCATGTCTTTCTTTTTAGCCTTTGGCTTTGCGGCTTTTGGGTTTGATTTTGCTGGCTTTGCTTTTGCCTTGGCTTTGGGCTTTCCCTTTACGATTGCCTTTTTGGCCACTTTCTTTTTTGCCATTGGTGTCTTTCTTTGTGAGCACGGGTTTGGGAGTAGGAAGGAGGATGTCATTAATAAACTGCCGCCGAGCTTTATAGTTCTCGGCTCTAGATGCTGCGTTTAATTTCTCACTATCAACCCAGCGCCACGCCATCACGTACGCGCCGTAATCTTTGTCCGTCGTAGAGACAGCCGCGTTGCCGTCTACTTCCAGAAAGCTTTCTTCGGCATCAATTTGCGCCGCGGCCACGTAGTTGTCGTGAAACTCACTGTGGTGTTCTGCCGCAGCCATCTGGATCTTGACCGCAAGCCGGCTGTTCTTTTTGATATCTTGCAGATCTTCGTACTGGATGGCTACCCAACAGACGGTGTCAAACGGCCGGATGTCCTTATCAAAATGCACGTTCTTGCTCATGTTCAGTCCAGTACGCGGGTAACGGTGTTGTCTCGGGCCACGGTGCGCTGATATGTCACGCGGTACGAACCCGGGGGGAGAACCCAGTCTCCGTGCTCAGGATGCGTCACGGTGTTTGTTTCTGTCAAGGCGAAGATCGGACCAGCGAGCAAAAGCAGCGAAAGCGCGTCAACGCTAGCGATCTTGTTGGCGTCGGTGCCGTCCTTACGTGCTGCCCACTCAGCCGAACGCAACTGCTGCCGCAGGTCAGGTTCATTCGCAGAAATGCCGTACTGCGCCGCCAGCTGAATAAACATCTCAGCGCTGCCGCCTTCGCAGGGCTCGTAGGCAGTGACGCCACGGCCATGCTCAAGACAATGCCGGCTGCCCTTGGTGTTACCCGGGGCAAGCTGCATTGGGTACGACGGCGTGGCCTTCTTGAACAGGAACGGCGCTGATGTAACGTCCTCGATCAGCTGGATATACACGTCACCCTGCCGAACCGCGTCGCCGATACTGGCGGCTTCAGGGAAGTTCTGGGGATCATCGTTCTTGATCTTCTCGACCTGCGCCTGTGCCTCACGGAGCTGGCGAACGGCGGCGTGGTTATCAATATCAAATTTAGTAGCAGTAGTCATAGGTAACTCCAAGGAAAGGAAAGGAAAGTAAGACTCAAGAGGCGCCCAACAACCGCATGGGCTTTGAAGCATAGGAAACAAGCGCGCGGGTGTCAGAATCAACGTCATCGTTAGCCATCCATGCTTGCGCGTCTCGGCACGTTTGAATTGTGCTTGGGACACTCAAGAAATATCGCCGGCCAGTAGACCTGCAGAACAAGACCATACGGTTCTGTTGCGGACGGTTCCAGCGCACGTCATCTCTACTAGACTGTGACCGCGGTGCGCCGACCAACATCTCGATAGTGTTATCAATATCGTTCGTGCGCCGGTCGAGCACCGGGCAGTCAGCCTCGACGATGAACTTATCCCAGCCAAAGCTTTCAATAGCCAACCGGCGAGTTTCCTCATTGTTAATACGCAGGATGTGCGCGGTCGTGAGCTTGTTTGGCGTATCTACAATGTATCTACCGCCTTCTTCCATGTAGTGCCCGTCGTTAAACCAGAGCCGGGTACCGTCAGTCCACGACACAGCCGGCCCTGTCGTGCTATGCAGATTACCTGCTTCGTTCGTGTGCATAGTCGGGCGGTCGGCCAGAATGATGCAGGACGACTGGAACGCTGCAAACGCGGTGCAGTGATGGAAGACTTCGTGCTCCCACGTCAGCTCGGGATCGTTGATGTGCAAGATACGCGCCAGAATCTCAGCGTCGATAGCCTTGGGTACATTGCCCAGAAATACGGCGTCTCCGCTACGCGCTACTGCGTTGTTTGCGTTTCGCACGACGTCCTCGACATCGATAGCCTTGCGCAGCTCGCCGATAGCGCTGAGCGTAATGTTGTTGTCCCAGAGAGCAGAGCTAGAAATCTCGCCAAGTTTTTTGCTCGTTAATGCGACTGTGGTCGGTTGCTCTTTGCCATCCCAACTGCGCCGCAATTCAGTCTTGTTTTCTAGCGCATTGTGGTCATTTAAAAGCGACGCTACCATCCGCATAACGTTGTCTAGCGAGTTTGTGTTGTACGCCACCGCGGCGTTCTCACTATCAGAGCTAAATCGTGAACGAAACTGCGTACTGATTAGGCTAGTGGTCTGAGCTACCAATCGTTCTTGCGTAAGGTATTCAGCCCGGATAGCGCGCAGCCACGTACGACCGAATTCGCTATTGGCGTTGTGCCACCAGCGCCGATTGCCGCCGTTCCATTTGGCTAGCGGATCTCGGCGCAGGTCTTTCAGAAACCCCGGGTCGATGCCCAGCAAGCCGCAGATCTCTGTAGCCGTCTTCTTGTTCATGCGGCCACGCGTAACTGTGACGGCAAGCATGAACGCCACAGGCGATGCTACGGTAAGAAATTTGACTTCTTTGAGCTTGTGCTTGGCGCTGCGGTGGGCGCCAATACCGGTCTTATACGCTGCTTGGATATACGTCTTAGCCTTTTCGATATTCGGCACGCCAGCGTAAACATTGTTTTCCCAGCGTGCAAACGTCTCTTGAACAATTGCGCTATGCGCTTTGGATATCTTGGACTTCATGTGGTTTCTTGGTTAGTGACTTCGGAATGCGGCATGTAACAAGGGTGCTGATAGAGCACCTTGCCGCCGCGGGATGTCTGAATTTTGATAATTCTATGGTCGAGAATATGTGCGCCGCCCATTGCGCGTTTGTTGTACAGCACAATTGGGACTTTATATTGCCCGCCACTGCGGCTCACGTAGCCGCACATGTCCATACTGTCTCCCCAATCTTGGCCGGCTTCTGGGCCTGTGATGTTGCCGTACCGGAACTTGATGCGCTTGTTATACAACCGACATGCTTCCAGTATGTTGGCAACTTCTGCCGGCGTCTCATCGTGATACCATGTCCCGTTGAGTAGCAAGTGTTTCCCCCTTGAGAGTTAAACCGTGCCGCGCTAGCGCTTCGCGAATTTGAGTTAAACTTGTAAGCCCAAACCCGCGGCATTCCATAAGATCAGCCGCACTAAGCGCTGTTATGCTAGCGACAGATGTAGCGCCAAGGTTAAACAATGCTTTTTGTGCTCGGGGGCCTAAGCCCAGCCAGTAAACATGCTTTTGCAGAACGTCTGTCTCTTGCGCTGGTGGCGGCGCAGTGGGTCTTGGGTCGACAAAGCCGTAGCTAATTGACGCGCCCGTGGTGTTGATTTCAAACGTCTCAAAGAGATCGCAGTCGCCTAGCCAGTAATCATGGATTGGCAGGATCTCGACAAAGTCATCGCCGCCTACCAGTTCCCGGCTCATTCCATACCAGTCATCAAACTCGCCGACATTCGGGTCACAGCCCTCGGCGTATATCACGCGATTAGTGTTGCCGTCTTCTGTAAGCAAGCGCGGCTCACCGTTGCTCATGAGGTAGACGCCCTGATCATGTACGAATAAGAGCGCCGGGCCGCGGGGCGTTCTGTTAGTGATTGGCGGCAAGCCTGCTGCTGCGCACTCTTCGTCCGTCATGTTCTCGTAACCCATGTCGAACTCAGCTGCAGCCATAGCGTGCTCAATGAGCGGCTTCAGCTCCGACGTCTTGAACCTGCAGATTCCCATCTTCTAGTTCCCTTTCGAGATGCTTGCTGCGGTCAAATTTTGCCGCAGTTCGTTTATTAGTCTGGTACCCAGTTCATCTTCGCCAGCGGAGCCGTTGAGTAACGCGCTCTCATCGCCGTTGTCTGCTAACTCATCGGCGATGGCGTCAGTGAGGTTGAGCAAGCCAGAAATTAGTGCGTCGTTTACGTCAAACTTTTCCAGATAACACAGTAAAAGCCGCTGAGCGTACAGCTCTGTTGTGTCGATACCGAGCGTGATATTTATGCGTGTCATGCGGTTGTCTCTACTTCCTCTGTTTCTGCTAGCTCCCTTTCGAGATTCTTGCCGCGGCCAAGCATCCAGCCTTCGGTTTTGATATTTGAAAGCCAATCCGCCACGGTGGGGATTCGGCCTAGGTCTTCTTTGACGTGCTGCTCGCCTATATAGCGCACAGGAACGACTCTGCCGGCTGAGTTCACGATCGTCACGCCGAAGATCCTCTCGGCCATGAAAATGCCCTCCGTGTGGTGGCGAAGGGCTCTGTGGCGAAAGTCAGCCATGTGCGCTTTGGACTCATCGAACCAGTCGTGGATCTTCTGGTAGTCCTCGGGTTCGCCGCCCCACTTACGGGCTGACGATATCGCGTGGTGGTATGGGTGAGCCATCATTTCCTTTCGTTATACGGCGGATCACTCACCTTGAGTTTGCCTTCTGCTTTGGCGACTGCTTCTATTGCGTCATTGAGCCATCTAGGCATATCGTCGTTACTGATGTGCTTGTGCGCCCATATCACACTGCGCAGCGCATTCAACATGTCGGTGCTTGCTGCGATTAGATGGGAGTCCTGCATCACTCCTCCGCGTCGGTTTTGCTGTAGTCACCGGCTTCTGTATCGCATTCAAATGTATGCGCAATTGCTTCAAAACAACTTTTGCGCAGACTTTTGTCTTCGTCGAGAAACAGGCGCTTGATAGCGGATGCAATGTGTGTGCCAGCGCACCAACCAATATCTGTCTTCCCGTTGTCAATAGACCAATACAGTTTTTCTTTTACCACGTCTTTCATGTCTTCGCGGTAATTTAATATTGTTAGCTTGACGGTGATTTCTTTATCGCAATCAATTTCTCCGCTCATCATTCCTCCGATACGCGTTTATTAGTTAGCCGCGGGACCATCCGGTCGTATGGCGGGTTGTCCGGCGGGCTTAAAGAAGCCAGCAGGTTTTCAAGTATGTCGATCTCTTCGTCAAATCCTCGGTCAGACAAATCCATTGCCGTTAATACTTGTTCTCGCGTCCTTGGCATATCTGTCACGACAACCCGGATAAACTCCAGCGCCGTGATAAGCGCTGACTGTAACCCGGACGGTAATGGTTGCTGCTTTTTCATTAAAAATCCCGTTCGTATGTGTGAACGTCAGAAATGCGTTCGTTTACCACCATGTGAATTTTGCTGTCCACAAGGTCAATATCAATCTCGCCGTAACTACCTTCGTTGATTTCCCAGCCGTTCGGTAGGATGTGCCACATGGCAACCTCGAACGCGTTGAGCTTCATAGTCAGCTGTTCGAGTTGTTCAGTCGTTCGTGCACTATCAATTGTTTGGCGCTTAAACGTACTGAACGACATGCCGTGTTCGTCGTTTTCAAGTGCTACTTGGTGTGGATATGTCGCGTTGCGTTCTGCGGGGACGCGATTAGGTAGTATCTTAAATACGTCAAAATCACCGCTATCGCCGCTGCCGTCAAACTCTGCGTGCACCATTTCAAAACCAAATGAGTGCAATAGCGCGCATGTTTCTTTGATAATTTCTTCTGGCTTTTTAGTTTTTGTGGCTGGCACTTTGCCTCCGTTCAATGCTTGATCGATGCGCTGTTGCATCTCAAACTGCGTCGGTCTGTATTCCGGGCTGGTCATAGCTAGTAGCTCGCGTAGATCGTGCAGGGCTTGCCTGTTTCACGTTCCTTCTGCTCGGCTAGCGCTACAAAATCTCGAAACGACTGCAGGACGCGCTCGGTCATATCTGGGTCATCGCCGGCATAGACAGTGCGTTGTCGTTCTCGCACAGCTTCTTCGACGGTCATGGGCGATGTCGTGTCGCGCTCTTCGATAGGTCCGCCTTCAATCTGCATACCCATCGTCTGGAACATCTGCATAATCTGCGCGGCCATCTCATGACCGACGCTACTGTTGTACGCCGGCTCAGTGACATTCGTGAGTCGCTCGCGCAGAATCTCAGCCGGGATTTCAGCGCGGCATGTCTCACTCTCAAACGCTTCGCGGCACAAGATCTTGGTGGCATAGGGGCCGCCGTGATAAGCCTCGCGCAGATAGCCAGCGCTTCCTGATGTTACAGAGAATCCTGTACTCCACTGAGCTTTCTTGTCATCTTCATTGATGCCGGCCCACTCCAAATAAATATCAATTCCCACAAGTACCTCCGGTTAAAAGAAGAGGGCGCCGAGTTTTTACACTCGACGCCCTCCATGGCGTTCATTGTCAGTATCAGTCGCGATTAGCGGCGGACGGGCTTGTACACCGTGCGGTTGGTCTTCCGCACCACGTGCCCGCCGAAGAGGCGGTTACGGCAGTGCTCACTGGTTTCCTGCTCGACGTTGTAGCGCTTCTGTGTCTGGCAGCGACCACTGGTGCAAACCGGAGAAGCATCGCAGTCCGTGCAAGCAGCAACGGGAGCAGCCGCCACGGGTGCCGGCGTGCAATCAGTGCAGGCAGCCTTCTGCCCGTGATTCACAACCACAACGCTCTGGGGCTCACCGCTGTTACCAGCAGCAGCAACCGAGACGAACGACAGAACAGCAACAACCGCAGTAAAACAAAACTTCATCGTAAACTCCTTAAAACACTTCCATGCAAACACAAACGTATGTGCTTGCCACTCTTTTGCGTGGTTCCACCACGCATCATCGGCTAGGCGCTACAAGCACCATAACTGATTGATTTTTCTTCTGCAACCCCAACTTTGCGCGTCAATCATCGGCTAATTGCGCCATACCGCTTTCGCAGATAGACCGGCACTCATCGGGGTTTGCGTCGAGCCACACCCAAAACCACTTGCTGAGCATTTGCTGCTCTGCCGCAGTTGGGCGTCTTCCTACCTCGTCGCCCTCAAACTTCACCAGCGCGCAGACGACGCTCTCAGGTTCGACACTTGGGTCATACCCGGGGTAGCCGTCGCCATTGCTGTCATACATGACTCCCGAATCTCCCGGGTCGTATGTGAAATCAATATCAAACTCAAACTCGCCGGCAAAGCCAGTTGGGTTTTTTCCGAGTTCATCTTCGACAGACCAGCGCATAGTTACCTCGTTACGTGAACTGGGCGTAAAGTCAATTCGTTATCCAACCACGCAATCTCGGCAGCCAGCGCTTCTGCTCGTGTGTCAAACGGGCCAAGGAATGGACCGTTTACGGGCGCAAGATCAGCACCCCACTTTCCGGGCTGGTCTGCAATAGGCTCGACGTGGCTGGCACGCTTGATATCCAACTCGCCGAGCGCTGACAGATTGATATCTTCGTTGTAGACGCATTGGGCTGTACCGTCTGGGCGAACATAGATATTCATTTGTTGTCTCCCATAGATATCAACCGGCGACCAGTAGCCGCGGCAAAGTCAAACGGCTCACGCCGCGGGGGCAATGACGCCAACACCGCATGAGACGTACCAGCTCTGCGAGTAATATCTGCGTTATTGTACGCCTCAAAGTCCGACATATTTCGGATACGTGCATTTGGAAATACAGCCGAGTCGATTGTTTCCGCGCGCACGTACTGCTGCTGGTCGCGATTGTATTCCGGGCTGAGCCGAATATTGCCGCCAACGATTCTGGTGTGGCCCTTGATGTGCAGGAACGCGTGAAAGTCCTGACAGCCAACGATCATGACGTCATCAGTGATAAGCAAATGTCCGCTTTCGTCTGTGGCATGGGTGCGGTATTTGTTCGACATGATCAGCGAGCTGGACAGAATCTTGGCGTTATTTTTGATGGTGATATAGCCGCTCAGGGTAGATGCAATAATGACAATGTTGTTCATCAAGTAAACATCGCCATACACGTGCGAACGGAGGAGCTGCGTATATCCAGTGATACGGGCGTGATTCTCGACGGTGCTGTCTCTGATAAACGGATACTCGCGGATCGTGGCGTTACCCTTGATCATGCTTGTGCCGCAGATCGTGCCGCCGTAGACCGCTGCTTTTTCAGTAACCTTGGAGTCGTCGTACAGCATGGTGTTGCCGCCAACAAAACCAAGGTTACGCACTTCGGCAGCGTCGCGAACATAGGCACTGCCGGCTACATTTGCGCGATCTCTAATTCTGGCGTTTCCCTCGACCACAGCGTTTTGATATACCTGCGCCAGCTTGCTTACAAATACCGTATCAGAAACCTTGGCCGTGTCCTCGACCCAACCGTTGCCATTTACATGCCGGTGCGCGAATACCTTGCCCCGGCCATCTTTGAAATCATGTTTCGGTGCCCGCACTTTGCGGGGCTTCTTGGCCGCCGGCGCCGGAGTTTCTGACTCCAGCTCCGGCGCCGGTGAAACGACTTCTGACATGTTTACTCCATGCTTATGATGCGACGACGTGGCGCGTCGACAATTACGCTGTTCAGCGCAGTTTGCAGATTTGACATCTGCGCAGTCAGGTTCTGCCGCAGCGACTTATCGGTGCGAAGCTCTTGAGCGCTGACGCCGCTGACGAGGTTGCTGGCCTGCGAGATAAGCGATTCCAGCTGCGGGTTCGACCGCACATTCATCTTGCGGAAGTTCTCATAGAACTCCTTGAAGTTATCGACAGCCGTGGAGCGGAATTTCTTCTGCGTCCCGTCTGGGTTATCGGCCAGCCGCTCGATTAGGTGCGACACCATGTCAGACAGCTGCTCGGCAAACGCTTCCTCGGCCATGGTGACAGCGTTCTCGAAGCGCTGCTGTACCCGGTTTTGCTCCTGCTCATACAGCTCGGGGTTGAAGTTCATGAGATACCGCGGCGGCTCGACGGGCGGATACTCCCACGAAATGGTAAACATGCCTTCCAGAGTCGCCGGATAGTCAGACGGGTTATACAGCTGACCCAGCTTTTCGCGGGCAGCAACCTTGATAGCCTCGTATTCCAGCTGCAGGTTTGCAGCGGCCGCGGAGAGCTGATCTTTGAACTCTCGCATCTTGGTTTCGAACGCCTCGACGTCTGCCTGTCGAATAAGCCGCACGCCTTCCTGCGGATAGGGCAGGGTCATGCCGCGCCAATAGGCTGAGGCCTGATGCTTGATAGCCGTAACGGCTTTGTAGGCCGGGTGCTTTGTATCGATCAGCTTCTTTGAAGCCGAAACGAGATCCGCCGCCGCGTCGAAGCTACTTGCTGCCTGCGTGGTCTGCGCATCCGACAGTTTGCGGTGCGTACCCAGCCACGAGAACGCAAGCTTGACGGCGCCCATGCTTTGGCGCATTTCACGAGCTGTGCCGTTAACGCTGGCTTCGGCGGGCGTTTGTGTTGTTTCAGTCTCTGTGGACATGTTTCCCCTTTTTGTTATTTAAAACTCAGCGCTGCAACTGCACAGTTGCCAACGCTGTAACTATCAGTTCGCGGACGAACCGTTGACCATCCGGCGTCGGGTGGTCGGCTGCTGCACCGGCTTGCCGACTCGGGTGTAAATACCCTTGTTGTCGGCAGACAGGCAACGACCTTCTGCCCAGTTGCGCAGATGCTCGATCTGCTCGGCCGATGTTACAGACACCGGCACGACATTCTGGGCCGACTCGACGAGTGGGATTTCAAGCAGCGCTGCCAAGCGGCAGCACGACTTGATCTCGGCACCGGTCCAGTTGGAATCGTCGGGCTTGGCTTGGCCCTTGTCCAGACCAAAGTGGTCGAGATAGATATCCCAGATTGCCGCCCGCTGCTCGGCGGCCGGCAGATCTACGAAGAACACACCGTCGAAACGCTCGGCGCGTGCGAACGGCGCCGGCAGCTGGCTGGCGTCATTGCAGGTGCCGATGAAGAACACGTCGCTGGTGTGGTCGTTGAGCCACGTCAGCAGCGTGCCGAACAGCCGGGCAGAGACGCCAGAGTCATTCGCGCCGCCGCTAGCGACGCCGGCCAGACCCTTCTCGATCTCGTCGACGAACAGCACGCATGGTGCCATGGCGTCGACTTGCTTGAGAGCCCGGCGCATGTTGCCCTCGGACTCGCCCACGAACTTACCCATCAGGCTACCGAAGTCGAGCATGACGGTCGGACGCCCCACCTCGTTGCCCAGCGCCTTGGCGAACTGGGACTTGCCGCAGCCCGGAGGCGACAGCAGGAGCACGCCCTTGGGTCGCTTGTCGACGTTCGTCTCACCCTGTCGACGCATGGCGCGCAGGCAGAATTTCTTCAGGTTCTCAAGGCCGCCCAGATTCTCAAAGTCAGCGTCGCCACGATAAAGCGACAGCGTGCCGCTCTTCTCTAGCGTCTGTGCCTTGATCGTCCAGATCGTGTCGGCGGTGAGCTTCTTATTACGCACCAGCGACAGGGCGAACGCATCCTCGGCCTCCTGCCGTGTCAAACCCTTGGCGGCGTCGACCACGACCTGCACGTCTGCGTCAGCCGGTTTCTTGAACTCCGAGTCAGGCCCGAACAGCGTGCCGCACAGCGACGTCAGCTGCGCGCGGTCAGGCAGTTCATGGTGAATAACCGTGAACAGCTTCTCGACCTCGGGCTGGAGGGCGACCACCGGGGCCATGATAACAATATGCTGGCCCTTGCTCTTGCCCGTCACCAGCCGATTGGCCAGCGTCTGCAGCACCTGCGGATTGCCAAGGAACCGATGGAAATTCTTGAGCACAAAAATAGTCTGGCTCTTCTGCGGCGGCTGATCCAGATATTTCAGCGCCTCGACAGGACCGGGCGCCTTTACCGCGGCGGAATACAGCTCGCGGTCGATGTCCCATACATCAAAGCCCCAGTCCTTTTCGTCTGCAAGCTTGCGGATAGAGTCGATGGCGTCGTCACACTCCTGTGACTCAACCCAGATGCCGGAAAAGCCGGCGCAGACCAACTCCATGATTTCTTTTTCGAGCGACATGTGGTTCCTTTGTTAATTAGTTTTCGATCTCGTTCGTCTGCTCGTTGCTAGCGGTGTAATATTCGCTAGTCATGGTGTCGCTCGTCTTGGCGCCAAGCGCCGCTTCCAGTGCGCGGGTTGCGTCCTGACACGAGCTGCCCGTGAAACCCTGAGTCTCAATCTTCGTTTCGCCCTTGGGCGAGATGGTGATCTGAATGGTCTTGCTCATGTGTATCAACCCTCCACATTTATGTTAAGCTTGATCGAACCGTCTTCCAGAATCTGCTCGTATACCGAATAGCCGCCCTTCTGGGCTTCATGAATCGCCTTCTCGACGGCATACGCCTGCAGGAACTTGTCGAGTTCCTTCTGGTCGCCCCAGTGGCCGTTGTAGTTGTCGAAATCGACGGCGCCGGTTTCGAGGTTGCAGACAACCGGATAGTTCCAGCCGGGGAGCTTCACGCCCAGACCGGTACGCTGGACCACGTAGACACCGAACGTGTCCATGGTGGGCTGCTCCAGCCCAAGCCGGCGGCATGCTGCCGCCACGGCTTCAGCGTCACGAACTTCTGTCTTGATTTGTGCAATATGTGACATTGTTACCTTCTTTTTGTTCTAAAGGGATCTTGAAGCCCAAAAACGATAGTGCATTCAAACTCTTCTGGCGTGATGTAATCGTTGTTAGTAAAACACTGCAAAACATCTACGGCTGTTGCGCGGTTATAAGCGACTTTAAATTGTTTCGGCCCGGCAGGTGTGTCCAGCCGATACTCAGTAATATCGTGGAGCGTAACCACTTCCGGGATAGCAATAACGTCTGCATACTCTGCGCTCAGCTCTTTTATTTTGTCGAGCGCTGTCAAGATGCGTTCTTTGTCAGCTGCGTGTTCGTCATCGGTGTACTTCATGAGCACCCTATAACTAGTGCAGTTGTTTCAACCCAGACATGTGCGCCGCAACTCAGCGGCTTGTCTGGCGAGTAAAAAACTTTTGATGGACCACGAATTTCAACTGTGCCGCAGCGGTATGACTTGTTGCGCCACTGAATAGTTGTGACTGCTTCTTTGGCGCCCGTCTTTTTGTTGCTGCGAATGATGTGCTGATTAACGTGAATTCGTTTGATAGTGCCGGCCGGGAAAACGCGGTTACACGCTTCCGCCGACCCGGTGGGGCATACGGCTGTCGCCATGGGAACTCCTAAGCAATTCCAGCTGGAATTGCGGGCTATCGGACAGCGTGTCCGACGCGATAAAGATATCCGGCCCGCCGCCGCCCTTGGGGTATGCTTGCCGCTTTATCAGTGCGGGGCAAGACCAAGGGCGGCGAGCGAGTGGACACGTGGGTACTACGCTCAGTGCGCCATCATGGCGCCGAGCTGCTTATGGGCCGACAGGATCTCGCCTGCCGAGTCATAGCAGCCGCCGCAGGCCGCGAGGAACGCGGAAGCGGCCTTCAACTGATCCATGGGCAGCGCGGACACAGTGCCGGTTGCCGGACGGGCCTTGGGCGCAACACGCTGCGTCTCCGCCGTGGTCTTCTTGACCTTGTTGGCTACGCGGCTCTTGTCCTCGCCCGCAGCGACGAGCTTCTTGCCGCCGCGCGAGGCGCCGCCCAAACCGGCCTTCTTCAACAGCTGGCTTACTTGCGCCGGGCTGACTTCGATCTTCCGCTTGGCAAGGGCGGCGACAATATCGACACCACGAACGGAATCGCCAGAGGCCTTCCGCTTTGCAATCTCGTCACGGATGTGGTCAGCGCCGCTTTTCTTCTCGGACATGTTGGATACCTTCTTTTTTGCGCCAGCGGTTACGGGAGCTGGCGCGGAATCTTCGTCTTCAGCCACTTCGGCTTCGACTTCACCGTCTTCGGCAACGTCGCCGTCTTCGGGTGCGTAACCATCAACTTCTTCTTCGGCGTCTTCTTCGTCATCAGCTTCTTCAGCTTCATCTTCGAGATACGCTTCGTCATCACCATCTTCTTCCAGAAGTTCAGTTCCGTCTTCGGCAACTACTTCTGACTCTTCAAGCTCAGCATCGACGTCCGAGTCGGTATCGTCATCTTCGTCGGCCAACATCCGTTTTGTCCTTTCTTCCTTCTTCGCTTCTTTTACTGGGGCTGGTTTGCTGCCGCTCAGATTGGGCAGCGGTTTTCCCCACAAGTTTGCAGGGCTGATGAATCCACCAACCTCTGTCTTCTTTGCCATACGTTCCTCCTGCTGTGCCGGCGGCTAATTCCGTGCCGGCTAACTTTACGATACGCGCCTGAAAACAAAAATCAACCGCCTAGCAAAATATTCGCTAAGGGTGTGTTTTTGACGCTCTAAAATAGAAATAGAGCCGCGGCTCATCATTGAACAAGACTGTGCCACGAAAGCTGGTTATCTTGTCAATTACGTGCACGTAGGGCGGTTCAAAGTGCGATACCTCGAAATGCTGCAACAGCTCTTCGCTATTCCAGACGCGACCTTCGCCGTAGTAGTCTTCGAGGATGGCGCGCAATTCACCGCTGTCAAGATGCGCAAATTGATTTTTGAATATTTGCGCAACGATGTCATGCGGTGGATTGATATCAAATCCCGTTGTGGGGATCTCGGCGTTATTCTGACTCATTGCTGCTGGTTGGATTAGGTGCAAGTTTGTTGAGTTCTTCTAGTTGTGTTTGTACTTGCGCGGATATTTGTGCAGCGTAGCGCTCATAGGCGCCAAGCTGTCCAACCAAATCGCGGTGGATGTCGACATTAAAAACTGCAAGCCGTTTGAGCGTTGCCAGCAGACTTGCAACATACGGCGGCTGTTGATTTTTCAAATGCAGCAAACCGGCCGGCATGTTCTCTGGCTGGTTTTCCCAGATCGGAACAATTGCGATGCCGTGCAACTCGGGCACCGCGGTTATGATATTACTGCAGAAATCTTCGACATGTTTGACGAATTCTGCGTCAAACGGCAAGCGGGTTGGATTACTTGTCTGATTCTCGGGTTGCTGAGCCGCTTCCATGCAAAAAATCTCCAAAAAGATCGGGGCTGTACTTTGCTGCCTCGGGGAGTAGGCTGTCAATAATGTTCCCCAGCCGCGTCGCGGCGAGGCTGTAGATTACCACTCGCACGATTACGTGCAAGATGCCGCCGCACCAATTGCCCGCTACCAACAGCAGGAACAGATACAGCGGGACGTGATAGGACTTGCAGAACGGGCAATTGATCAGCTCTAGCAGCCGACCTTTGACCGATTCTCGCGGCGTAACGTCCTGCAGCGCTTGCGCGTACGCCCGCGCCGTATCGAAGAGCGAGCCCTTGTGCCAGACTTCAATGACGGCACCGGCTGCAAAAACTACTGCAAAAAAATCAAACGGCGTTAGATCCATGTTGCTTCCGTGCTTTCGATTTAGGTGCTGCTGTGTAACCGCGCATGAAACATGCGCCAGTGTATATTGCTGCACCTGCTGCGAAAAGCCCGATCACGCCTAGTTCTGGCAGCGCCACCAATCCGCCTAAAAGCAGAATGGCCGCGTAGCCGCTAAACGTGTCGTTCGGGTTTGGTTTTGCCATGTTCGCCTACGAGCTGTAATTGTCGCCATACGGCCACACCTCGGTGCGTGTTGTGTCTGGGACATTGGGGTTATTTAAGAAACTGGGTAGCGGGAGCGGCGGTTCAAGTTTAAGATGATTGACCGCGTTGTCCGGCAGGTAAATTTGCGGTCCGGGGCCTCGGCGTGTACCTTCGACGTACAATTGGCGCCGTTCTTGATAAAGTTTCGCGGAACGTCCAACAGTGGCCATGTTTAGTCCCTCTTGGCGGTGTGGCGGGTCACCGTTTAGTATACCCGTCACCTTGCCGCTTACTTTCTGGTTTTTTCTTTGATGGTTGCCGCGGTTACCGCAAACAGGCTACCGAGCACGTACGACAGGCCTTTCAGCCCTTCTACAAATACTTGCCCAGTGTAGTTTACGCTATCCTCGACCCATTGAAATTCCCAGTTGTTGTTATCGTCATTGTTATAGTGGTTCATGATCAAACCTAATAAAGCTGATAAGGCGACGAATATACCCACAGCGGGTATACGGTCGCTTATGGATGACCTACTGTCTATCGACGTTACTGATCAAGCGTCGGTGCATGCCAGAGCTGCGGTACTCAAAGAGCTAGCGGGGCGGCACGCGTTCCCGTCCCTTGAGCCTTTGTTACCGCTCGTTCTGAACCTCAACGGTAAGCCTTACACCATAAAAGATCACTTCGCTTTTTCCCCCCTTTTTAGGGTATTAACACCCAAGAATCAGGTGTGGTGTACGGGCCGTCAGGTATCGAAGTCAACATCGCTTGCGGCGCATGGTGTTGTATTTTCTAACGCGGTGCCATTCTTTAAAACACTGTATATCACTCCTCGGTTTGAGCAGGTTCGAAGGTTTAGTAACAACTACGTTCGTCCGTTCGTTGACCTGTCTCCAATCAAATCGCAGTGGAGCGGTACGAGTACGGAGAATTCTGTATTGCAGCGTTCGTTCAAGAACAACTCGATGATGTTGTTCAGCTTTGCGCTGCTCGATGCTGATAGAGTCCGCGGTGTGTCTGCTGACCGCGTGTGCATCGACGAAGTTCAGGACATGGACCCAGACCATGTACCTATCATTCAAGAAACAATGTCGTATAGTCGTTGGGGGACCAGCTATTACACGGGGACGCCAAAAACTTTAGACAACTTAATTTACGGATTATACAAACGCTCCTCGCAGGCTGAGTGGTTTATACCGTGTGAGTCTTGCAAGCACTGGAACATTCCAGCGCTGGAGCATGATCTTGACGCCATGATCGGTGACTACAACATTCACATCAGCGAGAAACAACCGGGCACGGTCTGTGCGAAATGCCGCAAACCAGTTAACCCTAGGCACGGGCGCTGGGTACACAGATTCCCCGAGCGCCGTTGGCAATTTGCTGGTTATCACGTTCCGCAGATTATTCTGCCGCTGCATTTTGCCGACCCGGAAAAGTGGTCGACTTTGTTATTAAAACGGGAGGGCTATGGAAACATGACCCAAGCCCAGTTCTATAACGAAGTCATGGGCGAAAGCGTCGACACCGGGCAAAAGCTCATCAGCGAAACAGATTTGAAGGCTGCGTGTTTACTTGACTGGGAAAACAAGAAAGAACCTGAGCCGGCGTGTTTCAAAAACTTAAGCGACTACAAACATCGCATACTGGCGATTGACTGGGGCGGCGGCGGTGAAGCAGGTATCAGCTTTACCGTATTGTCTGTCATGGGCTTTCGACCAGACGGCACAATTGATGTTATCTGGGCCAAACGTTTGCTCATTGGCGGCGACCATCTTGCGGAAGCCGTCGAGTGCATGAAGTGGTCCAACTTGTTCAAGTGCGACTTCGTAGCCCATGACTATACCGGCGCCGGCACCGTGCGTGAGACAGTTATGGTTCAAGCCGGGTTTAACCTTGACCGTGTAATGGCCATGCGGTTAGTTCGCTCGGCCGCGCAGGACTTGTTGGTGTACAAGCCGCCGACCGAGATTAACCACAGAGCGCACTACAGTCTTGATAAGACCAGATCGCTTTTGTATACGTGCCAAGCTATCAAGCTGAAGCAGGTCCGGTTTTTCCAGTACGATCGTATCTCGCAGGAAATGCCGGGCCTGATCTCTGACTTCTTGGCGCTGGTCGAAAACAAGGCCGACTCACGCACGAGTAGTGATATCTATACCATTACCCGGAATGTGCTTCTGACCGACGACTTTGCGCAGGCCGTGAATCTGGGCTGCGCTGCCCTCTGGCATATCAACGACGCGTGGCCCAACTTCGCCGCTATTGCTGGCGTTGCCCGAATAACCGAACGGCAAGCTGCGGCAGAACGCATTGATGACGACGATTGGGCTGACGACGCCATCGGCAACAATTTCTTTGGCGGTTACTAGTAGATCCGCCAACAGACTTCGCGCAGATACTCTTTGACCAGCTCCAGATCTCTGACGGGCGTGGCTTCGATATTCTGCACGACGATTAGCGCGGCGTCATGAAGCGCCTGTGCCGCTTCTGTGCAGTCCATGCTCTGCGTGTACAGCTGCCAAGTGGTACCAGTCTTCGGAACATAAGGCCCTTTACCGTGAACCGCGGCGTCGATTAACTCCTGAAATACGGAGTCTGGTTCAGTGTCGTTTGCGCCGAACTCCCGGTACTTGCTCTGCGTCTTTTCAAACTCTTTGATCAACGCTTTGATTGCTTCCAGTGGGACGTTCATTGTCATTGGCGTTTACTACCTTGCTAGTTATTAGACGGCTCAGTGCGCTTGTTTTTGTGCGCCAGCGCCTCTTCGCGACCCTTCTCGGTTACAGAGAAAGTGAAATCATTCGCTTCTCCATCAAACGCGCATTCTAAATACCCCAGCTTTACGCCAAGCTGCACTACGTTGGATTCAATACGGGTCATCAGCGCCTTGAACATCTTGCGCATCTGATTATTGAACTCTTCTTCTGTCTCGCCACCGATGGCGTAAAACCCGTTACCATTCAGCGCGCTGTGTTCTTTGACGATGGCTTCCGTCTCGTCAAGTGACAGAAAAACGTGCTGCTCTTCTGAGATCTCTTTGGGTATACAGTAGTTCATCTCAGCCACAGTCTTTGCGAATAGCGTCAGCGCATAGTCACGTAACATAGTGATAGTGCCGCCCATGATCTTGCTGTCTTCATTTTCTTCGTTAGACATTGAGGTTCTCCTGAAGTCGTGCAGCGGCAACGACGGCGTCATACCGCCCCTTGGCAATGATACGTTCGCGAGCAGCCTCGCGCAGCTTTTTCAGATGGTCTGCGTAGACATCGTCGGTATTCACCATCGCTTCGGCGCTGGAGAAGCTGTGGGGCTTCCCGGTCAGCTTGTTGTCGCCGCTACCCATGATGTGCTCGACGGCGTTCAGCTTGACGACGTGCCGGTTGTCTTCCAGCTCCATCTCGCGGGTTACAGCGTCAGCCAGAGCGACTGCAGCCTGTTCGATCTTGTTTGCGTAATTACTCATCGGTTTTCTCCTCAAGGTCGTATTTGCGGGCTATTTCTGTAACAACTTGTTCTATATCGGAAACCGCCGTGTCAAAGCGGCGGATTACTTCGTCAGGATCGTCGGACTCGTCCTCTGCTTCAAATAACAAAAAGGCGAACAGCGTATCGCCGCAAGCGAGAACGCCTTTGTTGCCGCCCATTCGTTTTTTATAGGCGGCAAAGGTTTCGTTTTCTTCGGGCGGTTCCAACGCGAGCAGGTCTGACCCGGGATACGCGTCATAGATATCTTTAGGTGTGACGTTCATTCAGCGCATACTCCGCCTACGAGCCATTGTTCGCCGTGGTCAACTGTCTTTGTGGCGTAGAGCTTTTCCGCAAACTTTGCGTCCACGGCTTTCAGCCACTTTACCTCCGCGTCAGCAGCTTTCCGCAACTTGTGCCGCTGATTGCCAACAACCTTTAACGGCTTTAGCATCTCGGTTGTGATCAGCTCTTTCGTGGTGCCAATCACATTCAGCGCATCACGAAATGTGTTTTCTGCCGCACGCGCTGCATCGTGTTTTGTGCGCCACGTTTCGTAAGCTCTGGCAAACTGTGTTTTTTGCGCCGCAGTAAGCTGGTCAGCAATAATCATCCGGCGTTTGTAGTCTGGAGCTACTAATACGCTAATTGCGCAACGCAGGCCGTAAGAACAGTCCGACGCGTCGGTAATAATGACAGAGCAGTTATGTTCTCTGCTCGGCTTGCCTTCAAACGTCGGCTCTTTCGTCTTCTCTTCGCGGCGGTCTTTGTACTTGACAGCAACAGCGTTGCCCCACTTTTCACAGACTCCGTCAAGATAGTCGTCTGCTTCGCGCTGCGTCTCAAACACGCGGTTACCGACCGTGATTCCGCGCAGCGTTGAGAAGGTGCCGTTGTAGGCGTTGCTGCCGTATTCATCGCGCAGGCTTTCTACGCGGCTGTTATATGCTTTCTCTAATTCTTTCGGTGTCAGCTTTCCGTCAAAGACTTCGGTGTGAAAACACGCGCCCATTGTTACTCCGGGTTACTGAGATCCTGATTGGCCTGCCGCTCTTGGCGCGTCGGCTTGCGCTTGGGGAACTTGTCCGAGTGGCACACGTAACAGTGGCTCTGGCGGCAACCTGAGCAGCGCATCGTTTTACGGAAGCGGCCCACGGCTGGGACGTACTTGTTGTCGTCTGGCCCTAAACACCCTGCCAGTCGCTTATACATCTGCACGCGACTTTCAATGATATGCTTTTCTTCGTGGTAGCGTTTCATTCTGTCTCCATGTCAAGGTGAAACGTGCCGCCGTGCTGGGCGACAATATTCTGGACTTCAGCGTCTGTCAGCTCGAAAAATTCGCTTTGCCGGCCGTCATCGCGGCGCCGTCGTTTTGCTGCGTGTTCTCTATGCAAGCGAGTTTCCAGCGCTACGCAGTCTCCTGTCACAATATGACCGACAAGTATCAGCCCATGAATCCCGCACTCTAATTGTCGCTTACGTTCAGCAACTGTGCGGCTTGTACGCCCTATTTTAACAAACCCGGTATATGGCTCACGCAAGAAGTAAACGTATTCTTCTCGTGTGTTTTCTGCTGTCTCGTCTGGTTTTTCTGGACCTAAGAAACCAGTAGGAACACTTTCCAGTTTCTTAAGCAGAACCTTGGCGCCAGCGCGAAAAATTAACACCGGTTCTTTGCGGCCCGGGCCTGTCCAGTACAGCGCCATGTGCGGGTTGCGAATGTGTGGCGATATCTCTGTTTTTTTCTGCAGCTCTTTGCCAACAGAAAAGCCGCGACCTTGGATTTGTGCCGCTTTGTCTTCAAGCCATTTTTTTGCGGCGGCGTCTGTTTCTTTGTCGTAGCGTTCTTGATGTTTAGCCAACACGATTGGCGCGATTAGGTTATCGCCGCGATGGAGCATAGACGTGAGCATAGCCAACTTAAAAACAAATTCATGCACTTCTTGCGACTGAAACCCCATATAGGTTGGGTGCGATTTTCTATTCCCCGGATATATTTCTATGTCGCGCTGCGCCAAAATTGTTTCTTCAAGTGAGCGTAAAATACATTGCGCTCCCTCGGCTGAGTCATTAGTGTTTCCGGGAATCCGTTCAAAATTGCGTGAAAACCCAAATTGTTCGTCTGGCGACAATGGGTCTGGTGCCTGCAACGCTTGATATTGCATAGCGCGCTCAGTGTAACCTGTTTGATCGCCAAAATTTAACGGAAATCTAGGTTCGTATGGGCGGAATGCGTTGTGAGCAACGCGGGAAAATAGCGCCGCAAGCGTAAACACGTCGTGCTTAGACTCGTCAGAGAGTGTATGCACATACTGCACAGTTGCTGTTGCGGCAACACCGCGCATGATGTCTTCGCCCGCAGAGTTGAAATACTCAGTATTTTTTGGCACATTGTGCGGGTGGCCTACTGTAAGCAGAATTGTTTTGATGCCGTACGGTTCATGACCTGCCGGAAAACGAAATAACATTGTTCGGTATGGCAAGTTTAAAAAGGCGGCAGAGACTTGCAGTTTTGTATTCCGCACTAACTTTTCAACAATTGGATACACGTTGTAAAACGGCCGATCTGATTCAAGCCATTCGTATTCTGATAGCGCTGAGATATGTTCGCGTTCGCTATCGCCTTGGCACTTGGCTTCGTACTTACCGCCTTTAATATCAAGCGGCGGTTGTTTTATGACATGCTCAAGTACTTCTTTGCTGCTACGTTTGCGCGCGTTTTGTATTGATGTTGTATACATTACGCTGCCGGTAAGAACGGACAAAGACTCAGGCCGCCCAGCTGCTTTTAATTTTTGTTGACAATCCGCAATTATTCGACTTTTTGCACTTTCAAAATCATGGAACCGCATTTAGCATCCTTTCAGCTATGGCTCGCATAGCAATACGATTTTGCAGCCTCCCCTCTCCGCGATCTTGAGTACGGATTTGTGGTAGACAGCTACAGGTTTATCTCTAGCAACGTGGCCGGCGCTCATCAAGGCTTGCAGGCCGAGCTGGGCAAAACCTCGGTTTCGCAGCTCAGGATCGACAAAGCACTCGATGGTTTGGGCTGTGACCGGCTCGCCGTTGAGCTTTTCAGGCCACGGGCGTGTGCCGACCCAACCCGCCAGCACGGCGTTGCACCAGATGATGGCGATGGCCATCTCGGGGTGCGGGCCGGGCTCTGGATTGATGTAGCGCTTTTCCAGCTCTTTGCGAATCGAGCTGTCGCTTTTTGAATCCGGCCACGACAGCCGCGTGTAGATAGCTGTTACGTCAATCGTACGCAGCTCATTGATATCTTTAATTTTGATCCAGAAGTCCATGTTAAATCCTCCAAGACTTAACACAGATTTTAACAAAGCCAGTGGCCGGGAACGATCCGGCGACATTCAGTTTACAAAACTGACGCTCTACCAACTGAGCTACACTGGCAATCTATTTATGTAAGAGCTGCAGCCTCCGGCCAATAGTATGGCAGATCTACAGGCTCTTGCCACCCAAATTTTGAGTAGTACGTGTAGTCTTTGCGCAGCAGGTTGCTTCTGTGAGAAGCGTGGAACCTACGGCTGCCGACCCACGGCGGGTAATGATTGTGTACCACGAGCGGGCGCATCCGGGAATAGACTGCCATGAACTCCGGGTGCAGGTTGTCGTTGAAGCCGCGGGAGATCCACTCACGGCAAACGACGGCGGAATAAACCACTAGTGCTAGCTCATGCCCGGCCCACATCTTTACGGCCGGATGGTTGCGCCAGCGAGATACATAGGGTTCGTGCTGTCCGATACCCACGCCGAGCGCCAAGAGAATTTGTTTGCATTCGACTCGTTGCTTGCCGAGCCTTTTGTTATCTAAACACCGCGCTGAGACTCGAAAGCTTCTGCTCGGTAAGAAAGTTTGCATAGCTCCTTCTATTCGTCGTCTGGGTAGTCCTCCGAGTCGAAATCCTCTTCGTACTCTGGTTCGTCATCTTCGTATGTCTCGTCCTCGTCTTCGTCTTTCCACTCTTCTTCGTCGTCTGTCTCGTCTTCATCCTCGTCTTCCGGGATAAAGAAGTTTGGCTTTTGCTGCGGTTCATCGTCATCGTCTTCATCGTCGTCACCGCTGACGAACTGCCACTCTTCCTCAATGAAGTCGTCGTCGAGTCCGTCGTCGTGCCGAGAATCCATATAGTTCATGATTTATCCGATGTCGCGCGCAGCTGAGTTATTATCGTCGGTCCAGAATTGCCTACACCACTTCTCGTCTACAAGAACGCCGGGCATATCTTGAATTAACTCTTCACCAGCAAACACGCCGGCGTTGGTCAGTAAATCTACAATTGCCAACCAGTTCGGCACCACGCTTTTGCCGTTATAAAAATACCTATCTATGGCCTTACGATTCAACCAGCAATGTTCTTTTTGCCGAAGAATGTAATTGTAAGGCTGGTCTTTGCGGCGTGGCCTTGGCAGCACATCAAGCTTTCCGGCCTGAATTCCGTTATTAATCTCGTGCATCAGGGCGACGTGGGCGTGGGCTGGTGTAAGTAACTGCCCGGCGGCGTACTCGTGATTGAATGTCTTGCCGTATACCTCATCCAGCCATTTATGCAGGTCCAGCAGCACCGACGCCATGAGCGACGTGCCGGTTGTGGCAAGGCGCATGCGGTTCTGCAAGGCCCGCTGGATATAGGCGGGCAAAACGTGCCGAAGTGCCGAGAAATCCGTGGCCGGCGGCGGCGCTTCGCCTTGAATGACGTTCCAGCCATAACCGGGCGCGGAGGCAGCGCACAGTTGAGACAGGCGCACTACCGCGGCGTGGTTATGGCATTTTGTAATAGCGGCGCTAAACAGCGTGTCATCAAAAGCGCTGGACGCAAACAGCGGCCAGTCGATTTGTTTTGTGGCGTCGAATAGCTGCCGGCTCATGTGGTTCTTTTGCATGAGCGACGACTGGATTTGGTCGCAGTTAAGCGCCGCGCCAATCCGGGCTGCGGCACCAAAATTATTACCGATTATTCCGACGGCCGTAAAATCCTGCCGCAGGACGGGCGCCAGTAGGTTGGCTGCCACGGCGCTGAATACATTCCAGATAAACCCGTTTTGATAACTTGGCGCCAAGAACTGATGAATGGCTGGCGGCGCAATCGGGGTCGGCTCTGGAAAGCTGTCGCGTTTCTTGGTCTGCGGCAGGACGACTGTCTGAGCAACGGCGCCCGTGTTTGTTATCTCGTACGGGCCAAACCGAAACACG